ACATTCCACCAGCTATGTCTTGCACCTCTTCGGTGGTGAGTTGAGTATCAGACGTTTGGTTTACATAGGACAAGTTGCCAGAGCCATCAGTCCTTAAAACCTGACCACTACTGCCGTTAGACGTAGGGAGAGTAAACTGCACATCCCCTGCAAAATCAGCATGCGCTGGGGCCTGAACAGTAACCTTGTGCGCGGCAGAGCTCTCACAGTAAAAGTCAATCTTACCTGCGCTTCCCGTTCCGCTTAGGATTTCGACATGACCATCTGAAATCTTGACGCCGCTAGTAGAGCTAGCACTATCGACAACAAGTTTACCGTTTCCGTTCGGCTTGATGTCAATGTCCCCGTCCGAGGTACTGACAATGTCATTGCCGTTGACATCGAGATCCCCACCAAGTTGGGGGGAGGTATCTAGGACAATGTTTGTTCCACCATCGGCGCCAGCAGCGCCAGTGGCCCCAGTGGCCCCCGTAGCACCCGTAGCACCCGTGGCACCCTGAGGGCCTGTATCTCCCTGCGGACCCTGAGGCCCTGTATCTCCCTGCGGACCAGTAGGCCCCTGCGGACCCGTAGGGCCTGTAGCACCTGTAGGGCCAGTGGCCCCCGTAGCTCCTGTTGCCCCCGTAGCGCCAGTGTCTCCTTTGTCCCCCTTGACGCCCTTCTCTACTACCGTTACACTACTAGAGGCAGGAGATGTGATTGTGACCGAAGTCGGAGAGTTGTTTGTGACGGTAATCGACATTACTCAGTTTTTGAGATATCGTCATTTACAACAAACCTCCCCTCGAGGATGGTGGTGGTGACATCGCTTACCGTTTGCTGAATGTCATACACATATCTCCCAGCGTCGATTTCACTCATGACTGCGGAGGTTGCCGTAATCGTAAGGTTACCAGAGTCATCTTTTGTGAACGTGAAGTTTCTCCCGTCCTCTTGAACGCGGCCAATGGAGGTGCTACCTAGAATCAGTTTTCTCTCTCTACCTCTGGCACGAGCGGGTTGCTTGACCTGCATCAAAAAATCAAAACCAGAAGTCACCAAGGTCTTCGCTGTACCAGAAGCATCCTTGAGCGTCAAGGTTAGGCTAAAGGTGTCACCTTTCTTACAGGTTATGTCCAACCTCTCAGTTACATCTAAGTTTACTTTTGATGCCATGCTTACACGTTAAGTATTTGATCCACGATATTGTCTGCGACCCCAGTGTCTTCTTTCTTTAACTCGCCTCGCTCCCCTCTGCGTTGAGAGATGAGCTTGCTTTGCTCTACAGCCTGAGCCTCTACCCTTTCATCCTTCCTGTCCTCTTTGAGCACCTCCAGCTTTTCCTTGAACTCTTGTTCTTCGGTTCTGAATCCAAGCGTAGCTTGAGCCCTGATCATCTCGATCTCTTTTCTGAACTCGTGCTTGACCGTTTCCAACTGTGACTCTAGCTGAGTCTTCAACTGCATCTCTTGAGCCTTCAGTTGCGCCTGCATTTGCATCTCTTGTTGCTTGGCTTGTGAGGCGGCCATGGCGGCTTGCTGGGCTTGCTGAGACTGCATCTGAGAGTTCTGCATCGCGATCTCTTGCTGAACTTTCATGCGCTTCTTTCTTCGAATCACCAAAAGCCTTTCGGCCTGATTGATGTCCTTCAGGTTCCTGATCGCCATAGCGTCCTCTAGGTCTATCTCCTTTTGAGCCAGCGCGACCTGTATGTTTTGTTCTAGGTACTGCTTCTCTATATCCTCCATTTCCTTCTGCACCTGAACACCGAAGTTGTACATCGGGAGGTCATTGAAAACGTTCAACGCCTTCATGTTACTCTCGCCGATGGCGTTCTCATACACCCTCATCAACACTGAGTCCTCGGGGATAATCTGCAAGCACTTTACGATGTCCTCACAGACCTTCTGGAAGAGTATCATAGAGGAGTTTGTGATATCGTATATCGCGTTGTTTCCAGCAGATATGGCCTGCTCACGAACCCCCACCAACTGATCGCCTTTGGGGGAGGTCCCATCCATTACCTCGTTGATTCCTGTGGCGTCACGGATCATACGCAGGTAGTGGTTGTACAGGCCGATAAGTTCGTTGATGTTTCGGATGCTATTGCCGATCTCTCTGACGGGCGGGTTTTGGAATCCCCCCTCTGGGTTCTTACTCCGATAGTAGAACACACCTGTCTGCTCGTAGATATCGTGAAGCTCCAAAGGCTGTAGCTCCCCGCCCTTGCCCAACTGCACGTTTTCCAAACCTTCGATGTCTATGATCAGTCCATCAGGCTTGGCCTTGGCAATGGACTGTTGAATCTTCAGATGAGTAATCTGAAGCATATCGGCAAACCCGACGCACCCATCGACCATCGATTTTGGGTGGTTGTCGAGCATGTTCGTAGCAACAACAGAGTAAGACATCCTTGCCTTGCTGATGTCATGGATGTTTTTTGGGACGTTGGCCTTCAGCCCATACTTGAAAAGGTGATCCGTACCGAGCACATACTGTCCGCAGTAAACTGTCTCCACCTCCATCTTGTGAGGCTTTCTCTCGAACACGCTCCCTGAACGCTCCTTGAACTGAAACCCATTGTAGTGGAACCCCACGTTCCCATGGCGGTTCTCCTTCTCTTCAAAGTATATGCAGTCTACAGAAACGAACTCAAAGTCAAGCACGTTTACGACATACTCAGAGTAGTCCTTGCTGGACATGTCGTATGACTTCCTGTAGTCAAACTTGTTGTTGGTCCCCTTCCTGACTGCGACCTTCATGATCTCCCTGAGCATATCGTCAGTGAGGTCGTTCCCTGCAAGCCTTTTGAGCTCGTGAACGGGGATTTGTTTTATGCTCCCAGCGTAGGTAAGGTCAGTAAAGTTCGGGTCTTCGGTCCTGCTGTGTATGAACATAGCGGGGTCGATGTATTCGGTCTTGATCCCGTAGTTCGGGTCGTTGCTCCTCCTGACCACCGCCATCCCTACAGAAGCCAAGTCGTTCACACACCTGCGGAAAACATCCTCATTGAAGGAGTTCCAAGACAGGGTCATGTTCGTTCCAATCTGGGCGGCTATCTCTGCGTCAGTCTTCAGGTTGCTGTCCAGAAAAATCTCTGCCTCCTCCAAAGTCTCGGGGAGTTTATCTGGATCTTTGTCCAAAACCAATCCCCCCGTGACTTCTTTCAGCTCCTTGAGTTGATCTCTTAGCTGAACTTGGTTCTTCAACCTTCTTTTCTCTTTGTCTTTTTCAGATGAAGAGAGAGGATCTACTGCCTCAAGGTTCGGGTATGGCTTTTTGGATAGGATTTTGTTGACTACAATTCTGACAAACTTCGGGAGGATCGGGACTGGGGTAAAGTCCATATTGATCAAGCTCCCCTCCCCCTTGTTCGGGTCCAAAGAGGTAAGCAGTTGTTTGTATATGGTGGTGTCTTGGGTTCCGTTGGCGTACTTTCTGTTACGCTCGAAGACTTCATTTCTACTTCCGTAGAGCCCGTTAGTGTCGTTCAGTTTACCCCACTGAGACTCAATGGCTTTGGCGTATTGCAGACCATACTTTACATCAAGCTTTTCTATGTAAGACGCAAGTGGGTCTGGAAAGCCTGATGATTTTTTTGATCCACTGTTATACATTACTTCACTTTATAACCAACAAATATACGAATCATCCCCTGACCTTATAAGTCCTGAAAAACTTGAGCTCTTCAAAGTTCGACTTCTTCTTTTTAGGCTTGATTTTTTGTGCCGCCAGTAGGGCAAGGCCAGAACTAATTGTGAGGTCGAACTTGGTTCTGTCGTTGATTTTAAATCCAATCCAATCCTCGAGGGTTCTGTCAAAATACATCCTCCCCATCGCACCAGTCTCCCTGTTGTTTCCAACGTGATCGTGGATGTATGCCTCGATGGCATGGGCGTGAGCCTGTATTACGTCTTGCGAGTTGGATGGGATGCCTTTTGTCTTCACGCTGACCTTGGCACTGGACGAAGCCAAGTGTGCTGGTCTGTCCATCAAATAGCCATCGTAACCTCTTGATTCAAAGTATCTTGCGATGCCGTACTTGTTGTTTTCGATTAACAGCGGATACCCGTAAAACACAGCCGCCATCAAGACATCTTCATAGAAGATTTTCGCCAAAGGGGGTCGGGCGGCATACTCCAGAACAAACATGTTGGAGGGGTGCTCCATATGGAACTTGTTGTACAGATGCAAGGCCCCCTTGGATCCCCTTCCGTCTACGGTAGAATCTAGGTCATAGGAGTCCACGCCACCCACCCCAAGCTCTGTATGTGGGGGGACCATCTTGTTTCTGACCAGATGCTTTTTACTGCGCATCTCTGGGGGAGGCATCCAAGAAACCCTGAACCTTCCGTTGGGGTCGGGGGAGAAAACAACCTCCGTATCCTTCTCCCCATTCTTCCACTGGAACTTACCACGGACGACAGGGTTTGGGAACAGCTCCTCGTTGTACTGTATCTGCTCGTATATCTGTCCGATGTTGAACAGGCTCCCATCTATACTGTCACGGAAAGCCTCCTCTTCGCTGAAGGGGAACTGCCTTGTCACCTCATTGAGCTCCGAGGGGTTCGATATCAGAGCCTCTCTCTCGTTTTTCAGATACGACTTGCTCCCGATCTCTACCAGCTCATAATCGATTCCATCCACTGGGGTCTCTGGGTCATCGAGTATCGCATTCCCATACTTATCGAAAAACCCTTCTAGGGCTTCGTATGCTGGGATGAACAGCCTGTACAATCCAGATCGAGTCCTCCCATTTTTGTTCCTCTCCAACGGGTTGGAGTCCATCCAAAGGTCCTTGTATTCCTTCCCCCCTTTGTCCATCGGGTTGACCGTACTCCCCACCATGGCCTTCCCGACAATCTTCCGTCCCACAATCAGGCAAGTCCTTTGAATCCTCCAAGCATCTTTTATGTTGGTCGGCTTCTCCCACTTCCCCGCCTCATCGAGATACAGCCTGTGTACCTTCTCTCCGTCGTAGGCGTTGTTGGTGGTGTTCTTCCAATTGATCAGGGTGTTGAGTGCTTCCCCGACGTTAGAGATTTTGTTGTTCTTGGTGATCCTCTTCGATGGCTCCCTGAAGGCCAGCTCGACCCTTGGGTTTGTTGTTCCATCCTGTATCGGTTTGAAGAAAAACGGGTAGTTCCTGAACATGGTCACCACCTTCTTCATGAAGATGTTCTCCTGAGCGTCTTTACCCGTCTTACTCTGGATGCCTAAGAGTTTATCCTTTACTTGAGTTGCCTCGTCCAAAAGCACTGAGGAACAGATGTTTGTGTATCCCGACCTCCTGCACTTTGTGTACAACTGACCTATGCACCTTGGGTCTGCTTCGCATGCAGCCAGATGCAAGAATATGTCCCTCTGGAACGACAAGTAGCTCGGGTAGCCTACGTCGAACTTGGTCCATTGCAAGGTCATGTAGTGCCGTCCTGTTATGTAGGTCGGCTCCCCGTTGTTGTAGAACCAAAAACCCTCTCGTCGTCGGCGGAACTCCTCTTCGATGTATGGACTGAATCTATCCCTGAACTCTCTCGGGGTCTCCGACCACTCGTCCATAGATTTAATTCTCTTCAGCTCCTCAGGGATTGACACCCGATCCCACATCTGCAACTCTTTCTTTTTGTCCCAACCATATATCTCCTCTTTCTTGGGCTGGGCTGGGAGGCATATGATGAGGTTCCCGAGCTCTACTATCTCACCTTCGGATCCCGCAGGACAGATTTTGATTGCTGGATCGTCATACCCTTCTATGTCCTTGAATACGCTCACCTGAATAGCTGTACGGTCCCCTTGATGTCTATGCTCTTCCCAGAGCTAGATCGAGCCTGCAAGACCCACACATAGATTCCATCGGCGGCATAGTGACTCCCCCCCATAACGCTCCCATCCCAACTCTGGGTAGAGTCATTGGTTTGAAAGACCATCCCTCCCCACCTGTTGTAGACGCTCAGTTTCCAGCTATTCCAGCACATGGGGCCGAAGTGCTGAGCATAGAACACATCGTTCAGTCCGTCGTTGTTCGGGGTAAAAACATTCGGGACAAACACGCTCACCTCATCACACCCGTCGAACTCTGGGTTCTCTTCACAAGGGTCTCCCGTGACGCAGTTTATGAAGATCTCCTGTACTATGTACTCATTTACGGTATCGAGCTGAAATATGTAGGTGGTGTCATATAGAAGTTCGGGGATGTATACAGTATCGGATAGATATACATAGGCTGTATCGTATACATACTGATCCACATAGGTTGTGTCGTATACATACTGATCCACATATACGGTGTCAAGTACATACTCGGTTTGATAAATGGTGTCCGAAATGTACACCTCAACTGTATCTGTGGTATAGTACCATACATCGATCACCAGCGTATCGGTGAGAACCACTGTATCGGTAAAGTAATACTCTATGGTATCAGGCGGAAGTGTCTGATACACAGTATCATAAACAACTTCAGGGACGCACTCCCCGCACGGACCTATGACCCATCTATTCTCATCTTCTTGATCTGGGTATGATGGAGCACTCCCCCCTTGTGTCCCGTCCCCGTTGGCTCCTGTGGTAGCCCACCCACCATCAGCATAATACCATGTACTGCTCCAGTTGATCTGCCATATCACTACCTCTACTGAGTGACCTAGAGAGATCCAATAGTCTATGTACTGCTCTGCACAACACCCCATAGAGACGTCATCGAACCCCCCGTCAAAGCAGTCGCTCTCATAAGGGTTGTACATGGGGAGCTGAACCGTATCCCCTGTAACCATAGGCATATAGTCCGACCCATAGTTGTTCCCGTAAGTGCTGGCAGAAAACTGCCACGTCCATCCAGCATGGTTTTGCGACTCCGCCATCCCACACACGGAGTTGGGGACATCCCACTGCACATCCATAGACTCACAGTTTTCATCTAAGGCATGGTAGCCGAGCATGATCATGTCTATCTGTCCAGCCGCACACCCTTCAGAGTTTTCGACATAGACAGTCACGACCCCATTGACGTGATCTACTTCAAGTATATCTACATCACACTGGGCATAAGTAGCACATTGTGAGATAGTTAGCAGTATCAAAAACAGTTTTTTCATGATGCAAAAGTAAAGGTCACCTCCCCTGTCCTCGGTACGTTTTTTTGTACAGCTTAGAGTTTTTGTTTTTCGACTGCTTGGTCTTAGCGTGTATACCCTTTCTGTTTACGCTCTTAGATTGATAAGTGGATTCTATTTTTCTTGGCATGATTTCATGTTTTCGTCCGCGAGGTGGGACTTGAACCCACATGTGACCAGCTACCCTTTCTACAAGG